GATAACCCTCCATATTAACTATAAATAAAGAAAAACCACTTGTAAGTAATGGCTAGACAAGGTATAAACACTGGTTCAGCTCCCAATGATGGGACAGGGGATACCCTGTTAGCTGGAACATTGAAAATTAATGCCAACTTTGAAGATGTATATACAGTCTTTGGAGATGGATCGAACTTAATTAGTTTCGTATCTTATGCTAGTACCGCTGGATACTCTACAAATTGTGGTATTGCAACTACTTCAACATATGCTGGAACTGCTGGAAAGGTAGATACTGCAATTGATATTAATACTACTGGTGTTATAACTTCTAGTTATGCTGATGTTGGTAAAATTACAATACAACAGCCTGGGGCAATTGCTGATGGTCCTATAGAGATTGGTTATGCTACAACCATGTTTAGGATTAAATCTGATGGTATGGTGGGCATAGGAACTTCACTTCCTACATCTCAATTACAAGTTGCTTCATATTCTCAGGAAAAACCAGCAATATGGGCTATAACAAAGGGTAATGCACATGGTCTTCAAGTTTCATCTAATGAACTTGCAAATCCATCAGAAAGTTTTGTAGTTACTAAAGGAGCATATTGTGGTATAGGATCTACTGCTCCTTCATCTAGATTGGATGTTAGGGGTGACGTACAAATTAATGGTATTAGTACCTTTAGTGGTACATCGCATTTAGACGGAGATATTACCGAAAAAGTAGTTGGCAAATGGACAGATGGACTAACAGCTGTTGGTGGCACTCTAACTATAGATGTTTCTCAAGGATCTGTTGTTCTTGGTGGTCTTACAACATCAGTTGTAACTTGGGATTTCACTAATGTAACTGCGTTAAATAGTAAGGCTACTACGGTTACTTTAATTAATAACGCAGGAGTTGGGGCTACTTATGGTGATGCAGTTAAGGTGAATAGTATTCCTGTTGCTGGTGGAATTAAATGGGTTGGTGGTAATCCGCCTCCTTCAACGAGTAACGATGATATTCTGACCTTTAGTATTATACGAGATAGTACTGGAGCTGCAAGGGTATATTGCAGTAGTTCTCTTAACATTCTTTGATAGGACGTAATAAATGCCAAGGACTACGCCTGGATCTGGAGCTCTCTTAAGGCCTTATTTTAATTCCGATTACGGAATAGAAAAAATTGAGGTGTTGGATGGTGGTGTTGGATACGCTGCAACTGATCCTCCAAAAATTGAAATAGACGGGACAATGACACCTGTAACAGAGGGTGTGTTTTTTCCTGTAATTACAGGTATTGGTACTATAGCGGATATTGTAATATTTAATAGTGGTTTAGGATATTATCCAGTTTTTAGCACTACAACTGCTTCCGATGTTGTTGTTGAACGTGGAGCTTTTGGTTCAATAGCAACTAGTCATACCGTAGGATCTGGAAATTCCGTATATACTGGAGATTATAATATTGTAGATGATACGATATATTTTACAGATGCACCTTATGGCAAAACAGGACCTGTAGGATTAGAAACTGGATCTACATTTGCTGGAAGATTATTCTCCAGAAAAATGGATCCTTATGATGTTCAGGATAAAAATGTAATATTAGATGATCTTTCTCTTGAATTTACTGGTATTGCTGGAACACAATTTAGTTTAACAGAAAATTTAGGTATAGTATCAGCACTTTACAATGATGTCAATACTGGTGTTGATATTAATAATAATCCATTTGTATTGATAAACAATGTTGTACAAACGCCTGGTGCAGATTTTGAGGTTGTTGATAGTACAGAAAACAAGATTAATTTTTTAAGTGGAGTACCTAGAGCTGGAAGAATTGTAAAAGTAGGTCTTCAAACTGGTTCTGGATATTATTATCCATTAAAAGCATCTGGTAGGGTTGGAGTTGGTACTACTGGTGCAATAGAATTTACAAAAGTCACAGGTAAGGGACAGGGATATAGAGCAGTTCCTGAGATTAGCGTTAGATCATCTCAAGGATATGGAGCAAGTGTAACTGCACTAATGGGTACTAATGCTGGTACTACAGTTGGAATTACTACGGCAGTCTATAATCAAATAACAGGAATTGCAACATTTACAACTGCTGCAGCTCATGGATTTGATATAGATGACAGAGTAAGAATTACTGGAGCTGGATTTACTTTTACTCCATTATCTGCTGCTAGAAATATTTCTTATTTTGGATATGATTATCTAACTGGTATTGCTAGTATAAGAGCAACTGGTGGTCATTATATTGGAACTGGTACTAACCAGTCGAGGAGTGTTTTACTTGCTGGTGTTGATGTAAGTAATGGTATTACGACTTATAGATTTAGAGAAGATGCTTATCCAATTGTCAATAATGACAATGCTAATGAAGTAAGGTTATATACTGGAGTTTCGACACAACCACTAACTTATGAAGGTGGTGGTACAGTTAGAGCTGGTGTTGATACTGCAATTTTAGAAGGTAAAAATATTGTTGGATTTGATATTCTTGGAGTAACCACCAATACTTTTAAATGTTTTGTTGGTGTTTCTACTTTTGCACATAATTATGTAACTGGTGGTGTAGTAGAGAGAACAGAAGCTGGTATTATTACTGCATTTTCTATTGTTGATGGTGGAACTGGATACTTTAAACCAAGAACAATTGCATATCTGGATGGTACTCCTTCAGATGGTATCACAACAATTACTGCTCATGGTGATGAACTTGGTATAAGTACTTCAATTGCAAATGTTTATTATAATCCATCAACAGGTATTGCAACAATACAGTCTCAATATGCACATGGATTAACAGTTGATAATGCAGTAAGACTAGCTGGTATTGCATTTAGTACTCCTATTGGGGATATTACATTCCCAAGTGATGCACGAAAGGTCTTTGGTGTATTAAAGGTTGAAAGTAATATTAATTTCCAAGTGAATATTGGTGCTGGAATGACCACCACTGGAATTCATACCCATCATCAAGGTATTGGTTCTTATATTCCATTAGAGGGTCATGGATTATCTACTGATGACTTTATTGAACCAACTGGAACTGCGGTTACATTTGGAAGTAGTCCAGCTGTAGAAGTTACAAGAGTCATATATGATAATGTCTCTGGTATGGCAACGGTTCTTACTAAGAAGAATCATAACCTTGTAGAAGATGATTGTGTTGTCTTTAGTGGAATTGCATTTACTTGTGATTATTCTCCTAGACTTAATTTAAGTAACGCTGAATACGATAATACAACTGGTGTAATGACGGTTACTACCGCTGCACCTCATGGATTTAAAGTAGGTAAAGATGTTGTATTAACTGGTATTGGAATGACCTGCGAGATAGATGCAGGTGTTACAACACATTATTACCCAAGAAGAAGATCAAGTACATATAACACTTCAGTACCTATTACTGGTACAACTTCCAATACATTTACAGCTCAAGTTGGATACGCTCCTCCACAAGATCAATTTGCACATACATTTGTATCTGGTTCTACTGGCGGTATCATCTTTGGTGGTGACTATGATCATACGTTTATTCGTGCTTCTGATGGGGCTGTAAGAACTGGTGGTGACTTTGAACATAAGTTTGTTACATCTACATCAAATGCAATATTCAGAGGTGGTGCATATACTCACAAGTATGTAAGTTCTTTACCAGACACAATTATAATTGGTGGTGCATATAATCATACATTTGTTGCTGGTTCAGAGAATACTGATTGTATTTCTGTTGTTGGTGGTAGTAATACAACTCCAACTGCTGCAGATTACAACCCTCTTACAGGAGATTTGACATTAACTGTTAATGGTCATGGTTTATCTGGTCCTTCTGTACATTCAGTAACGACATCTCGTTATAATGCAGTTGTTGGTATATTAACTGTTACTGTACCTAGTCATGGGTTCTCTAATGGTGATACCATTAAGATTATCGATAATTCTATAGGATTTAAGTGTTCAATGGATGGATATGCATCCACTCACACATATCCTAGATCAACGGATCCAATTAGTGATAAGTGGGTTCCTGTTCAGAATAAAACAACTGATACTTTTGAAATATTTGTTGGAAAATCACCTTTAGTTAATCATACAGTAACAGACGCTAATTACACTCCTTCCACTGGTATCATGACAATGACCATTGGAAATCATGATTTACTTCAAGGAAATAGTATTAAGATTGCTGCCAATTCATTAAACTTTAAGTGTGAAATGGATGGAAAGCAATCCATTAAAACATATCCAAGAACAACAGACCCAGTATATGATACTGCTGTTCCTATAACTGGTGTTGGAGATACTACTATTAGTGTTAATGTTGGTATTTCTACAATAGTAAGACGCACTCCAGTATTTGTTCATTATACTCCTTCTGTCGGTATTATGACAGTTGTTTTGGATACTGTGAATCATGGTATTATTGTTGGTGATTCTGTTAAATTCAAGCCAGGTTCTTTAGCCTTTACTTGTTTAAAAGATGCTAATACTACAGTTCATTTCTATCCAAGACCTACTGACCCATATTATGACAAGGCTGTACCTGTAACTGGTGTTGCTGGTACTATGTTTACTGTGCAGATTGGTCAGACTTCTGCTGGAAACTTTACACACACTTTTGTTCCCAATCAAGGTGTTGCTAATGATGCAGTAATCACTGGTGGTGATTATCAACATGAATTTACAGGAATCTCAACAGATGCAGTTATTAGTGGTGGTAATTATTCACATACATTTGAAAGTGCAACTACTGGTGGATTACTAAGGTCTGTACAAAAAGTTGGAATTGCTTCTGGTTCTTTAGTATTCAAATGTGCTAAAGATGCATATGCTACAGAACATGCATATCCAAGAGAGTCTGATCCTGTTTATGGGCAGAATATAGGAATTACAACTGTATCTACAAATACCTTTACCGTTAGAGTCGGTGTTAGTACCATACAGAAGAGATCAATATCAACCTCTACTTATGACCCTCTAACAGGAGATCTTGTACTTACAGTTGGATCTGGTCATACTTATACTTCAACGTCCTCACACACGATTACAACCGCTACCTATACACCTTCTACTGGTGTATTAGAACCAACAATTGCTTCTCATGGATTTAAAAGTGGTGAATATGTTAAATTTGATGATGGAGCGATCACATTTAAGTGTGCTGAAGATGGTGGATCTACAAACCATCCATATCCTCGTCCATCAGATCCATATAGCAATCAATGGTTACCAATCTACAATGTAGGAGTTAATACTTTCTCTGTATTTGTAGGTGTTTCTACAAACACTACTGCACATACATTTGTATCTGGTGCTACTGGTGGAGTCAAGAAAGCATCTGATACTATTGGAATTAATACTGGATCTATAACATTTACATGTTCTAGAGACGAACACAGATCACAACACTCATATCCTAGACCAACTGATCCTTATGGTGGTAATTTAAGTGTTGGTATTGGATCAACATCTGCTACAACTCTTACAGTAAATGTTGGTATTTCTACGATACAAACTCATGCAATTACAACTTCTACATATACTCCTTCAACTGGAGAACTTGTAATTGAATCTCCAAGAATTGGAGAGAAGTTGAAGTCTGCTGATTATTATACCATCAACATGGCTACCTACAATGGAGCTACTGGTATTATCACATGTACTGTACCTGATCACAAATTTACTACTGGAGATAGAGTAAGGTTTGCACCAAATTCAATAAGATTCACATGTAGTATGGATGGTAAGAGTACCATCCATAGTTACCCAAGATCTTCAGATCCTGTTGCTTCTAAATGGGTTCCTATTTTTGATACAACACAAAACACTTTTAGTTGCAATGTTGGTGTTTCTAGTATTATACCTTATAGTCCAACTGGAGGATCATATGATCCAGCTACTGGACATTTAACTTTAACCATTGGATCACATAAGGTTAGAAAAGGACAGAGTGTTAAATTAAAGACTCGTGCATTTAAATTCACTTGTGCTAAAGATGCTCATACAACTAACCATTTCTATCCTAGAGCAACTGCACTGAAAGGTCCTGATCCTGCATATAATACTGCTGTTAAAGTTGTTGGTACAACTGCTAATGATATTATCATCGATGTTGGTACGTCTTCCAATTTATCTGAACATATATTCATTTCTGCAAGTGCAAACTCAGTTTATGTTGGTGGAGATTATGATCATGTATTCTACAATGCAGATGCTGATGGATTAGCCAAGGCAAATGGAACTTTAGGCATCTCTACAGATGGGATGACATTTACTTGTGCTCAAGATGCCCATGCAACAAATCACACATATCCTAGAACTGGATATGCTCATACATTTGTTAGTGCAAATTCAGGTGCAATTCTTGTTGATGGAGTCTATCCTCATCAGTTCTCAAGTGCATTGGCAGGAGCATTAGAATTTGGTGGTGATTTTGCCCACACTTATGTAAGTTCATTAACTGGTGCTGCATTTACTGGTGGTAATTATGCTCACACATTTGTTGCTGGATCAGAGAATACTGATGCTGTTCATAAGGGTTCTTGGACTGGTACTAAACTAACACCAACAAATGCAGCATATACACCATCAACAGGTAATCTAGTATTAACCTTTGCTTCTGCTCACGGTCTTATTGCTGGTTCTGATACTGTTGGTATTAAGACAGATTCTCTAACATTTACTTGTACAAGAGACGGTAATGTTGCTGAGAAGACATATCCTCGTACAACTGATCCAATACATGGATTAACTAACGTTGCAATTGGAGCAACCACTGTTGATACAATTACTATCAATGTTGGTGTTTCTAATATCGTAACAACAAATATTTCTACCGCTACTTACATTCCTTCTACAGGTGTTCTAACAATTACTGTTCCATCTGGTCATGGATTAACCACTAATGATACTATTGGAATTGCAACTGGTGGTATAACATTCACTTGTGCAAGAGATAATCATTCTTCACAACATGCATATCCACGTACAACTGATCCTCATCATAAGAAAGAAATTGCAATTACTGGAGTAACTGCAACAACTATTTCATGTAACGTTGGTGTATCTACTCTTCAATATGCTGGTGTAACCACTGCTGTTTATGACGGTGCAACTGGTATTATGACAATGACTGTTGATCCTGCGACAGTTGCTCTTGCAGTTGATAGTCAACTTAAGGTTGGAATCGTTACAAGTGGTATAACATTCAAGTGTGGAAGGGATAATTATGCTAGTGATCACGCATATCCTCGTGCAACTGACCCATATAATGCAAAAGTAATTTCTATTGCATCTACTACTGCAAATAGTATCACTGTTAATGTTGGTGCTGCTGGATCTGTATTAGATGTTTCTGCTGCATCTTATACTGGAATAACTGGAATATTAACTCTAACTTCTGCTAATCATGCACTTGTAGTTGGAGATAATATTGGAATTGCTACTAATTCCTTGATATTCACTTGTGCTAAGGATGGACATGCTAGTAATCATTCATATCCTAGGACAACGGATCCTATACACAATAAGAATGTTGCAATTGGAGCAACAACTCAGAATACTATAACATTAAATGTTGGTAAGGCAATTAATACTGGAGATCCTATTGATAATCAAGAGATAGGAATAAAGACTCATAGTACGAATTCTATTACACTTCATATTGGTGTATCAACAATAAGACCAGTTAATGTTACTAATGCAACTTATACACCATCTACAGGATGGGTTGAACTAACAACTGATGATGCACATGGAGTAGATTACAGTAGAAGTGTTGGA